TTCTTTAACCTCTTCTTTCTTAAGGTTCTCGAAATGTTTAGCGATATTTTCAATCATAGGAAGGATAGATTTAGTAACTTTTTCGACAATAGAATCCTCAGAGTCTTTAAGTTCTTTTCTAACGCCCTCATAAGACTTTACAACGGCTTCGAACGCAGATAATAGTTCTGCACCAGAAATCAATTCAGAAGCTTCTGCTGGAGCTGTAGGAGCCTCAGATTTCTTAACTTCTTCCTTTTCTTCTTTCTTGTCTTTATCTTTACCTTTTTCCTTGTCCTTGCCTTTTTCTTTCTCGTCCTTCTTGTCTTCTTTGTCTTCTTTTTTATCAGCAGACTTTTCGACAACCTCTTCGTCCTCTTCTTTAGCCTCTTCGGATTTTTCTTCCTCTTTAGGCTCCTCGGCTTTTTCTTCTTCCTTCTCTTCTGGTTCCGGAATTTTAGCCTCGGCTACAGGGGTAACGTCTTGTTCAACAGATAAGTCCATAGATTTTTCTACAACTTCCTTTTCTGACATACCCTCTAGTTCTTTCGTTAACTCAGAAATTTTTACTTGTGTCATTAATTATTGCTCCTTTCTGGATTTCGAATAAAATGTTTTTAGTTTTTCTAATGCTTCATTTCTAGAATACCCTTTAGCAATCTGCAAAAATAGCATCGCGCACTCCGGAGTATTTCTATCCATTGCATCTAGGTAATCTCCTATCTTATCCCATGTCTCTGCAAACTCTTTATCGTCAGATTTCTTTAACGTCCATGTTAGGTTGTAAAGGCTTCTAGCAAATGATTCTGGACTTAATGCTCCAGCGTCGAGAGCGTTGTCTGGTGAAATAGGATAACCAGCCGTAAAGGACTTCATGAAATGTTCCCATGTTGCAAATGGGTTAGCTGGGTTTGTTGTTACTGCTACGTTTGTGACGCGTAACTTTTTAAGAATACGAGGGTCTTCTTCATCCCGTCCTAAACCGAACCCCTCTACAGAGAATCCTAGTTTGCGTTTTACACCGGACTTTTGGATGTTTGTTGCTAAATCCCACATACTCTTAGCGTAAGGGTTGTCCTTATATAGTTTACATTCAACATATAAACCAACGTCTGGGTCAACATATGTCCCTTCTGTTGGAACTCCTATTTTGTAGAAGTCTCCTTGTTGATGCTCGTAATTTATGTATCCATGTTGCAAGAAGTAATCAATGTCAATCCCGTTAGGGTCAACAATATCGTCTTGTCTGTCTAAGTCACGAGTTGTTGCGTACCCACGAAGATACCAAGATTTCTCGGAAGGAGAATCGTCATTCTTTTTAATAGATTCTTCAATATCGATTGGTACGAACATATTAAACTTACCTGTTGCTTTATCCACGTATGTTTCCAAGTGCATTCCTCCTTTCTAAGTGGTACGATAGTAACTGATATTAATATAGCAAAAGTACCACTTAGTCGAGGGTTATTCTAATTTTTGTTGGTTAATTTGTAATATAGACTTCTCGGAATGTTAATGATAGCTAAAGCCATGTAATAAAAAACAGCTCTGTAACTATTCATTACTTCTTACCGCCTTTCTTAGCATCGCTATTTACAGTTTCACCGTTGTTGCCTTTGCCGCCTTGCTTTGCAGAATTGGTATTTCTAGCTCCTTTTACTTGTCCATCCTTACCTACGGACTTGTTATAGGTGCCTTTACCGTTAACGTTTTTAGAGTCACCGTTCATCCCTTTCTGTTGTGCTTCTGACTGCTCTTTGGTTGGCGTTGAGGTCTTGGTTTTAGCTGCTGCATTCGCTTGTTTTGCTTCTTGCTTCTGCAATGCGAACTGTTGCTCCATCATTTTCTCTTGCATGATTTGACCTAGACTTTGTACGTGAACACCGCTGTTGATTACATCTCCACCCTCTACTGGAGGATAGCCAAGCTTCTTACGAATATCATTAAATGTAAGACCGACTTTAGATTGTAATTCAAGAGTTTCTAAGATTTCACGTTCTGTCTGTGCGTCTCCACCAACGAATGTGAATATGTATTTATCACCAAACTGTGAAACTATGTATTTATTGATTGCATCCTCAATGAACTTTAGTAGAGGCTCTAATCCTTTGTCACGAGAGATACGGTTCTTTTCTCTTGCGCTTGTTTCATTTAGTGTGCTACCAGAACTACCAGTAGCGCCGCCACGGTTCGGGAAGTTAATCTCCGATGGGTCGATAGCGTAGATACTACATAAAACGTTGATTAGATAGTTTAGCCATCTTTCAAACTCCATATCTCTCGATGATTGAGTCATATTGATGAACTTAACATCCTCTGCTGATACAACCGGAATCTTCCAAGCGCCGTTGATACCACTAAACATTGTTTGCCATTCACGACGGAATGCCTGTAAAGCATGTCTCGATTGGTCTTGTCCAGTTTTAATGTGAAGTAATCCACGAGTTGTACCACCTTGAGCAAAGTAACGAGCGTTGAATAGCTCTGTATTCTCATGGTACTGTAAATGATTCATTGCTAGTTCTAGCTCAGAATAACCATATCGACCTACCGTAATATCGGTACGCGGGTTATGAACTTCCCAAGCCATCTCTTTCGCTTTGAATGCCGCTACTTTTCTTCGGTCTAAAACCTGTACGAACTTCTCGGAATCCTTACCTTTAGGTTCGCGCCCTTCTTTATCAACCGCTACGTAAATTGTAGAAGCATCTACCGCTTTGAAACGATTAAGTTCGCCCTGCTTATCGTAGATTAATTCGAAGTTAATCTTGTCATAAATAAGGCGGTCACGGATAATCTTCTTAATGAATCCGCGGAAGTTATCTCGTGTGTAGTCATCCTTCATGTTTCCTGTATATTGAAGGAAGTCTTCTATTCGTTTGATTGCAGCTTCTTCATGTGTAGTCGGGTCTTTAAATGGGTCTTTTAATCGAACCTCATACCCTACACCTCTCGAACTGTATCGAGCCGGGCTACAGAACATCGAAACTTGGTTAACACGGGTGTTGATGATAGCATTAACAATGATGTTCTTTCGTGACCACAACTTTAAATTTTCTAACAGGTTGTAGTTGCCATCTTTTGACGGAGCCTCTTTGTAATCAGGGTTAATTGAGAATTGACCTAATATCGGTTCTTCATAAGCTTTGGCTTTACCTTTTTCTGCTGTCGTACTCTTCATAATTTGCTCTTCTTCAATCTGTCGAATCATCGTAGAAATCTCAGAGTGCTTGTCCTCTGGATTCAATAATTCTAATGGATTTGCCGAAGGAGCTTTCTTTAGGAAACTCCAGAATCCCATTTGCATTCCACCTTCTATTCAAATAAAATAGGGAATATTCTGAATTATCTGTATTCGAAAACCTTGCGACTGTTCTTGACATCGAGATAACTTGCATAGACTATTTCCCCGTTCGCATCTATTAAGGCTACATTTTTATCTCCAGTCATATCCATGATTAACAACTTCTCTCGTTCTAGGATGGAGTACACTTTCACTTTCGTTCCACCTAAGAGCCTGTAGTAACTAACCACTTCAATCCAAGTTAAACCTGTAGCTAACAGTTGCTTTGCTTTATTCCATTTTTCATCTTTTTGATATGAGGTCAATAAAACCACACCCTATTTATTAATATAGTACTAAGTAGTTGATTTTGTTGGAAATGTCCTTACTTCTATTATACCATATATAAGGCAACTCCCTATTTTCGTGGACATAAAAAATGCCCCATCACGGTACGTACATACCAGACAGGGCTAATCCGTTTCATTTAAGAGCGTGTTAACATAAAACGAATGAAAAATCAACCTATTCAAAGTGAGAAGGATAATATGCCTAACAAAACATGTATCTAAGATTTCACGAATCAGAGGAGGAGAAAACTAGATACGATAGGTTATGGGGGAACCTATATCTATATTATAACCTGTATTGAAGAAAAATACACACTAACAAGTAAAATATTTTAAAAATTCTGAATATTTATTTTAGGTATAATCCTGACAAGCCTTTAACTTGTTTATCATCTAATATGAGGTATCTAGGAGCCTCGTACAACGTCTTTAACTTCTTATTAGATAAATTACATCAGAATCGCTCAATCGGATTCTGTCGGCTTCGTCTGTCCTGATGAGCTACTTGTCTTTTTATTAATTAATTTTTTG